TTGCGATCTTCGGATCGGTCTGCATGAGCTTCGCGACCCTCCGTACACCATGCAGCACCGTCGTATGGTCACGTCCTCCGAACCGACGCCCGATCTCCGGAAGCGAATGCTTAGTCATGGTCTTTGCCAGATACATCGCAACCTGGCGCGGTCGAGCAATCTCCCAATTCTGCCGGCGGCTATGCATGTCCGAAAGCTTGAGGCCGTAGCGCGCCACGACCTCCTTTTGGATCTGAGCAATTGTCGGGTCGGCTCCGGCAAGAGGAATGGCCGGCCAAACCATCGTCGCGACGAATTTCGGCAATGGCTTAGTAACAATGACCTCAGCAGCAGGAGCAGTTATTTGGTAGCCCTTGATCCCGCTCGGTCGCTTGACCGTAGGCTTCTGCGAAGCCGCCTTGACCTCAATTGATTCTCGGAATGCGCGACGACGCTCGAGTGCTCTAAGCTGCGTCGGTGTCGGTTCAAACGTCGTTATTGTCACTCTTCACCCTCCTCAATGCCGTCTAGTTACTCTCACCAAGAACAACCTTAGCCGCGCGAACAGCAGCCTGATCAGGCCCGGCGATCGCTTCCGTGATCTCGATTTCGCTGCGGAGCTTTTGCATCTGACGCTCGCATTCCGTTTGATAAGCATGTGCCAACTTCATGTAGACGGTGACGCCGATATCTTTGATCTCGTGAAGCCGATAGCGAAGCCGCCATGTCAGCCAGTAGTCGATGCCGTATTCACGTTCGATCCGGCGCATGGCGTTCTCGGTATCGCCGGGGCCTCTCGCCTTCATGCGGGTCAGGTCTTTCGACCACCTCGCGGCCTGATCAAGATAAACAGCTTCACTCATTGCACTATTCTTCCAGGGTTTTTTGACCACTTCGCAAATCCTTCCATGCTTTTAGTAACGACATGGAAGGAAACGGCGACAACGACAACGACACATGGAGTTCGATCGGCCTGCACGCCGCTCGGCTCCTACAGAGACTCGATGAGAGATTTCCCGAGGCAGACGACAAACCCCAGCCCCAGCAGGGCGATGGACATGAACAGCATCAAAAGAAGGTTTCGGAGCATCATGCGTACGTCGAGCGGCGCATCGCCGATTTTCATCGGTTCGAGCGGTTCGCTAAAGGTGAGCGAACGCGAAGGAAGAGGATAACGTAATTCGTGCTGGCCCCGCAGCGCGAGTAGAGCGCCGGCAGGATGGTTGCCCCCGACTTCCTGCCGGCGGCTCATGATGTTGACTTCCTTGCCTCAAACTCTTTCGCACAGAGTTCTAAGGAAGAGAATTTCGGATGCAGAATGCGATCAAGAACGAGCATTGCCTCGCGAATATCACCATCGCGGAGCCAGTCTACGACCTCATCAAGAAGAGCGAGGGGGTCGCTAGCACGGATCGCATCCCTCGCCTTTTCGTCGAGTTTTCGATGCTTCAGTTCATTGATCAGCTCTTCGTCAGTAATCTGATCAATGACCTCATCAATATCGACTTCGATATCAACGCTCTGCTCTGTGTAAATTGTGCTGCGATGCCGACGGGCCATCTCACGACCTCATGCTGTTGGAATTGGTGGGCGCCGCGCCGGCGCGCAGAGTCAACGCGGCGCCCCGCCCCGTCCGGATGTAGGAACGGGGGTTATTCATGACCCAGCCGCCATGCTGAAATGAGGGCTTGAAGAGATCGGCGGATGCGCTGGCCTCTGGACTCCGTCCACGGGACCATGCAACCCTTGGTCGCGTCCCAAACAAAAATCTTGGAGGAGCCATCATGAGCGACGACCCCATATCCCATACGGCCAGCATGAACCTGGGCACCGAGGTTATTGCTGTAGCCAGAGATCCCCTGCCAATTATTTACTTCGAGGAGGCGCCCGCCTCTAGCCATGCTAACGGCATTATCTCCGTAACATTGGCCACTGTAGCCCCTGTTGCTATTAGCGAGCCCGGTCAGGTGCGTTACATCGCCGCCGTTGTTGGCGTTCTGAAGTGCAACATACCCGCTGCTCTGGCCCTGAAGGCCGCTATCGATAACGCGCTGTTTCTTGCGCAACCTGTTGAAAATCCGGAAGGGCCAGCGAATTGAGATCATGCCGCGGTCTCGTCTTCTTTGAGAGCCTTCATCGGCCAGAGCGATGTCGGCGCTGAAAATCCGCGCTCATGCAGCTCTTTCGTAATGGCCAGGTATGTGTTCGCCGGGAACAGGCCGCTATCGCGCCAGTACCAAACGGTCTTCGGCTTTACGCCGTACCGCTCGGCTATGACGGCGTTCCCGCCCAGGCTATCGATCACGGATGCAGTGGTGAGAAGCTCTTTCATGCTTCGCACTATCTTCCAAGTAGTTTGGAAGAGCAAGCCCCAAAAGTCTTTCTTGGCGAAAAAATTTGGGCGCTGGCAAAGTCCCCGCATGGATACGGGCCAACTAATGTCTAATGAGGCTGTTGCATGGAGGCTTAAGTGCCTCCGGCAAGCTGTGTCCGGCTCAAGTCAGAGCAAGTTCGCGGCGCTGCTGGATATTGACGTCAAGCGTTGGAATAACTTTGAGAGGGGCTATCCCTTTCCAAGAGACGCCGCGTTCTTGCTTATCCAAAAATGGCCCGATCTAAGTCTCGATTGGATCTATCGCGGCATAGAAGACCATTTGACGGTCAAGCGTCAGCGAGAGCTGGCGGAAGCCGGGAAAGCCTTGATCTCGGCAGAGCGGTCGGCGCGGTCGACAGCGACCAAGGCTGGTTGAGTCTCAACCAGGAAGCTTTTCACAAGCAGAACGGCCAAATCGAGCACGGCGAGCGCATCGTCCGTGTCTTCCGGCAATTGTGAAACAATCTGAATGGCTTGGCGGCGTCTCCAACCTGCATCCGGCATTTCAAACCCCTACTCTCATGCTGGGTACTGTGCGCTTGTTCTTTTTATGTTCTACTCTAACTTCTGATTTTCCGCAAGCAAATCTTCGTCCCACAAGTGTCATATGTTAGCAATAATCGCGTGGGTGGTGTGACCTACCTACGTGATTACCGTATTTTTACGGGTATCCAAACTTTTTTGAAGAAATCTGTTGCTCTTCCAAATTTCTTGGCTATGATCTCCCTATCGAAACGGGAGAACGCAGATGTCCGCAGCCACCACTCACACTGAAAACCTCGCCCTAATCGATCGCGTCACTGGCCACGCCAGCAAGCAGATCGTGACCGTCAACCAGATGGTCCGCGAGTTCGAGAGAGTTCTCGGCAAACAGCCGGTCAAGCGCAAACCAGCGAAGAAGACGAAGCGCGCCGCCTGATCCATCCACATCGATCTCACGCCCGGCTCCCAAAGGATACTGGGCTTGAGGACGTAGAGACAACGGGGAAACGCAGATGACCGCAATCGAGATCACCACCACACCGAACGGCTTTTCCGCGCTGGTCGATGCCCTCTGGAACGGCGAAATCAGCGAACACGACTTCGTCAAGACCGCGCACCAGATCGGCGTCTCGCTCGCCCGGATCGAGTGGGAGATCGAGCAGGTCAAGGCTGAGGATGGGGTGCTCGCATGATCCGCAAAATCACCCCCTCCTATTTCGTCGTGATGGTGGACTTCGGGCGCCGCGGCCTCGAGGCGGTGGTCCAGCCCGAGCTGACCCGCTCCAACATCATCGATCGCCTTCGCACCGGCGAATACGGGAACGTCGTGTTCATCCATCACGTCGCCGACGGCTTCGTGGATGACGTCACCCACGAGCTGGTCGAGGCCAGCGAACAGCTTGCGCGGGAGATGAGCCATGCGTGACTTCCTCGCGCACGTCTTCCTTCCGGTAGTCGGAGCTTTCGTCGGCACCTTCCTCTGCATCGGCGTTCTGATCTTCGCCGCAGCGATTGCAGCCGATCTCGTCAGCAGCCCGATCGAGCTAGCTCAGGAGGACGCACAGTGACCGCAAGCAAAGACGGACTACGTGGGCCGGTGTTTCCGGACTGGCGACCGATCAAGACGGCGCCGCAGGATGGCCGTTTAGCGATCGTCTATAGGCCACTTGCTCATACGTCTGGCGATCAACCCGTCACAATCAAAAGACTCGTCGGCGGCAACCGCTTTTGTTGGGACACGACCGTTCCAGAGGGATCTGTTCCAACAAATCCGACAGATGGTGCTTGTCACGTTACCCACTGGATGCCGATTCCGGAGCCGCCGAAATGACCCAAACCGAGCAATCCATCTTCGACCGCTGGGACGAACTGCGCAAGCAGGGCATCGCGGCAAAAGACCGGATCGATGACCCGGAGATCAATCGCCTGGTGGCAGAACTCAAGCCCATTCGTGCGTGCATCGAGAGGAAGAAGTGATGACCTTGCCCGCTGAAAATCTCCGTCAGATCGACGGCCCCATTTCCCAGGTCCCGGCCCTGCAGTCGGAGTCCGCATCCGTCCTCGGGATGATCGAGCGCGTTGCTCGGGATCCGTCTGTCGACATCGACAAGATGAACCAGCTCATGAGCTGGCGCAAGGAGATGATTGCTGACCAGCGTCGCGCCGCGTTCGATGAAGCAATGGCGTCAGCGAAGGCCGAAATCCCGGTGATCCACAAAAATCGCGAAGTCGACTTCACCTCGGCGAAGGGGCGCACGAATTACCGACACGAAGACCTCGCCGAGATCGCCCGAACGGTCTCCCCGATCTTGGCGAAATACGGTCTTTCCTATCGTTACCGCGTCAGCTCCAACGTCAATGAGCCCATCATGGTGACGTGCATCGTCTCTCACAAGAGCGGACATTTCGAGGAGACGACGCTGGGCGCCGGTCGCGACGACAGCGGAAACAAGAACAGCATCCAGCAGGTTGGATCAACCCTCACCTATCTGCAGCGAATGACATTGAAGGCCGCGCTCGGGCTCGCCGCAAGCGATGATGACGATGGCAAGGCGTCGGCTGCCGTCGAGGAATACGTCCCGCCGGAAGGCTCGATCAGCCCCGACCAAGTCGACAACATTCGCCAGCAACTCGCTCTCAAGGGGTGTTCTGAAAAGGCATTTCTGCAGTGGGCCAAGCAGAAGCGCATCGAGGACATCCAGGCGGACCTATACGAAGCTTGCATGGACGGTATCGCCTCCTTCCGGAAGGTCGCCAAATGACCTGCGAAATCATTAACTGCGAACAGAACTCGCCGGAATGGCTCCGCGCTCGAATGGGCATTCCGACTGCATCAGCGTTCTCCGATGTGCTTGCCAAAGGCGAGGGCAAGACCAGGCGTACCTACATGCTCAAGCTCGCTGGCGAGCTCATCACCGGCGAGCCGATGGAGAACTTTTCCAATGCTCATACGGAGCGCGGACATGCCCTCGAGGAGGAGGCACGCGACCTCTATACCCTTCAGAGCGGCGCCGGTATCGAGCGCGTCGGCTTCATTCGGAATGGTCGTGCTGGTTGCTCGCCGGACTCACTGATCGGCGACGAGGGAGGATTGGAGATCAAGACCAAGCTTCCTCATCTTCTGATCGAGACGATCCTAGCCGACAAATTCCCGCCCGAGCATAAGGCTCAGGTTCAAGGAACGCTGTGGGTCACAGGCCGGAAATGGTGGGATCTGGCGATCTACTGGCCCGGTATCCCCCTGTTCGTGAAGCGCGTGGAGCGTGACGAGGGTTACATCGCCAACCTCGCCGGCGCCGTCAATGCTTTCAATATCGAGCTCGACCAGGTCGTTAAGACGATCCGCGAATATGGCGGATCGAATAGCCTGCTCGATGATCTGAAGGCATCCGCGGCATGAGCAAGCTGCGTCACTTCATCTGCATCAAGTGCGGAGCGCAGGTGATGCGAGAGTACCGACCGGGCGATGACGATATCTGTCTGAACTGCTGGCATGGGAAGGCAAGGACATGAGCCGCGCGCAACTCGTTTTACATGCCAAATCGGTCCGCGACCAAGCTCATACCTGGATTGATCGCGCGCCGACCGGCACCCGAGTTGAGTTCAAGGGGCCACGCCGCTCGATCGAGCAGAACGACCGCATGTGGGCAATGCTGACCGACATTGCTCGGCAGAAGCTGCTCAACGGCAACCGCTACAACACGGATCAGTGGAAGGTCATGTTCCTGCACCTATGCGGCCGGGAGCTTTGCTTTCTGCCGTCGCTCAACGGCTCGGGGATGATCCCCTACGGGCAATCGTCGTCTGA